TTGATCATAGCTTTAGCTGCCGCTACTTGGTTTGCTACAATCGTGTTCAGAATCACTCGAACGAGCTTCTGAATCAATGCACCAACCTTTGGTAGCACATTGGTCAGAGCCTGAAGAAGAATTTCCAACAGCTTTCCAATAGCCTTCGTCAAAGGACCAGCAGCCTTCACTAGTCCCGTGAAGAACGAAACAACCATCTCACCCATTGCTTCGCCGAGCTTCGGAAGGAATGCCAGCAACTGATCTGCGCCGTCGACAAGTGCCTGGAATGCCGCAGGACCGACAACAGCAAGAATTCCCATTGCCGCAGCGAACATAAAGACGCCTGCGCCAGCCAAGAACAACGCTCCACCAACCGACAACAAAGCAACACCCAAAGCCAGAATCAACGGACTTAGCGACGAAAGAGCTGCCGCTGTTCCTGCAATGAGAAGAATGGCTGCAACAATGGCAACCATCCCCTTGAAGATGTCTCCTCCTGGAATTTTAGCCAGAATGTCGAGCGACTTAGCCAAGATGAAGATTGCTGCTGCCATAATGATGAATCCTGCGGCACTAGCGGGATTTGAAACTTCAGCTAGACCAGCCATAGACACCATCAGAATGTCCAACATCAGAACCATTGCAAGAAGCTTCTTACCGTCAATTGACGAAAGCAAGATCAGAGCATCAGTAATCACCTTCAAAGCTTCTGAAATGATCACCATACCTATGGCACCACTAATGGCTCTCTTCCCTTGGAAGATTTGCATAGCAGCACCGATAGCCAGAATCACCAAAGCGGCTTTGCCTCCACCGTTAGTGATAGTGCTAATATCCAAGCTTTCGTAGAGTTTCATCACACCCACAAACGCTGTTAGCGCAGCAGATAGAATCAACAATGCGGTAGCAGTAGCCAAGATGGTTCCTCCACCGCCCGTTTTTCCAAGAATGGCGGTTGCCGCTACAATGCCTGCTACAATGGCACCAACACCCTCCAAACCCTGTTGCATGGTTTTGGGATCGAGCTTGCCCATGATAGCCACAGCACCTGACAGAATCAGAACTGCGGTCGAGAAAGCTACCATAGCACCACTCAACGCAACTATCTGGCCAGTCTGCTTAGCCATAGTTTTGGCGTCAGGCATCTTCTTACCACCGCCAGCGGTCAACAAACGCATTGAACCAACTAGGGTCACCATCAAGCCACCGATAGCAGCAAGAGCTGTTGTAAGCTTCTTAGTGTCGACACTTGCCAACAGAACTGCTGAACCAGCAAGCACAGCTACAGCGATAGCGATGTTCATGAGAGCCTTTGCACGGATCTCGTTCTGCATCGACTTCAGGTTGTTCTTGAATTGATCGAGAACACCACTTGCGCTACCAAAGACCGCCGACAAGTTGTTTGTCAAATTACCAAACGTATCGACAAACCGCTTGAACATCAACACAAGACCTAGGAACAGTCCCGAATTGATAGTGTCCAGAACATCGCTGTAGCTGATGTTCTCCACAGCCCACTTCATAGCCTGCCCAAGACCAATGAAAATCTTCTGCATGACCTTGATCAGACCTTGCGCCGCTGAGGTGAGACCCTCCGCGATGCCCTGAATGATGTTCACGCCGATCGGGACCATTGTGGATGCAGGAGAGTGAATACCCAACGCGTCCTTGATCCACGTAATCCAGCTGTTAGCCAGATCCACCGCAGCTTTCTCGAGTTGTTGTGCGTCGAGACCGTAGATCCAACCATCAATCAGATTTCCAGCAATCGAAGCACCTTGGTTGAACTGATCTCCGATCACAGACCCAAGCTTCTTGAATATATCAAGAAGGGGCGCCATAGCCTTGATGAGACCAGTGATGGGCACCTTGAGTTTGTTGATCAAAAGACCGAACGTCGTGAATCGAACGTTCATATCGCCCATGGGACTTGTCAGTTTGACAAGCCATCCAGTGAACGTGGCCAGGAAAGAAGTGAACTTAGCCAGACCAGATCCAGCCTTGCCCGTACTCGGCAGAAGCATCTGGAACAAGGAGATAACCGGGTGAATCAAGTTACCCAGGATCTTGAAGATGTTGCCGACAGTCGCCCAGAGATCTTCGAAACCTCCGAGCTTTCTCCAACCAACAAGCATCTTGTCGATAGAACCGAAGACCTTACCCACACCACCGGTGATGGTATTTGTAACTCCGGTCCAAAGCTTTGTCGCCTCCTTGAAGTTACCAAACAGATCCTGGAAGATCTTTGACCAACCAGAACCGATAGATTCCTTCACAACATCGATCATCTGCGTGAAAGTCTTGACCTTCGTAGCAGAGTCGATTGCAGCAGACGAAAGCTTGTTCAGATCCTTAGCGGCTTGCAGAGAATATCCCATCCCCTGAAGCTGCTTGACCGAGAAGGCGACAGTCTTACCTGCCTTGTTGGTCTGACCCGCCATGACCTTCATCGTCTTTGTGAAGGTTTCGGCATTCAACCAACCCGCTTGAAGAGAGTCTCTGAAGCTGCCCTGATCCTGGATCGCTGCTTCCATAGCAGCACCGTGATCGCCCAAAGTCTTGTTAGTAGCCATAAGGGCTTCTCGGATGTTCTTGCCGCCCATTCCCGCGTTCGCCAGAGAGTTCCAGTCCATTAGACGGATAGTACCCGTCGAAAGCGCCTGGCTCATTTGGTACATGGCCGTATTCAGTTGGTCAACGCTTGAACCCGATAGAGCGGCCGAGTTAGCCATACCCTTGATCGCATCTGTTGCGTTAGGAAGATTCACACCAGCAGCAGTGAATTTACCGATGCTATCGGCCATCTGACCGAAGTTGTAGATCGTCTGGTCCGAGTAATGGTTCAGATCGCCCAGGTACTGTCCAACAATCTTGACGCTCTTGCCGGTATTGGCCATGATCGTTTGAGTCGAGTTCAGGTTCTTCTCGTACTCTTGGAAACCTTGAGTAATCGGATCGATAGTGAAGCTCTTCGCGAGCTGGATACCCGAATCCACTACCTTGTTGGTGATGTTTGAGATGGCCGTAATAGCAACCGTTGTTAGACCCAACCACATCTTAGAGACGCCCTGGATCGAATTGGCCATGGGGTTCAGGTTGAAACCTTGGGCTGCCTTGTTTACATCTGCCAGACCTTTACCGGCGTCGGGAAAGGCAAGCGAAGACTTCAGCTTGTCCATAGTTCCCAGAGAAGTGGCGACACCGGATTCGAACTGCTTGTTGTCGAACTTCATTGAGACGATGTTGTCTTCAATGTTGTTGCTCATACCGATGACACCTCCTTCCACACATCTTCTTTGATCTGGTCAAATATCCCTTTGAGTGCGGGGTTGATAAAATCTCTTCCGATCACATAACCGCCATTTCTAGTAGCGTGACCGTACTGAATGAGAATCACTACTGGAGTTCCTCCAACCATGTTGCTGTTGTGGAAATCTATCCAGTATTGACCGTCTTTTGCGCCTACTGTGTAGTACCAAGAAGCTCTTGTAAGTCCAGTATCCGTAGGTGTAGCCGCTTGAAGTGTTGCTACACCAGCAGAACCGTGTTTGTTGAGAACCGTTAGAATATGGTTCCCTTTCAACTTCTGTAGGTAGGCTGTGGTCTTATTGAAGTGTCCGGTCGTGCTAAACGTGATCGGTCCTCTAGCCACAGCCTACCTCCCTTCATTCTAGATCCTTTTCTAGCTTGTCTGGGTTGAAAACTCCCTTGATTGTCCACAGTAGGATGAACACCACAAGGAAAATCGCCCCACTTGGTCGAGCATGGCGATACCAAAGCTCGATGTTGCCTTCAGCCGCAGCAACCGTCCACAAGAACAGAACGAGCCAAATATCCCGAGTCTTACTCGTCCACCGATGTTTTCTGTCTCTCCTAACGATCCACAAACTCCACATAGCGAGGAAACTGAGAAAAATCACCAAGAGGCGGAAGAGTTGACCGAATGAAAACGGATCATCCATCAATTCTCCTTATCAAATCGGATCGTAAACGAACCGAAGTCCCATACCATTCAGAACAATCGCTCTGGGTTCAGCAGGATATGGGGGCGAAGGAATCACAGCAAACCATTTAGTTATTCGCCATTGAGAAGCGAAATGATCGTTATCAAGACTGAAAGGTTCTCCACATTCAATCCAATCCGCCGGTTCAGACGTCGGGAAATCATCAAAGACTCTGCTCGTCCCACTATGCACGTCTGCGAAATACGGAGATTTCGTAGGAGCCGGTAGATAACCCCAACTCGAAGTGTCTTCTGTGATGACATCTGGAGCCCCGCCAGTCATATGAGCCTTCAGAATGAATCGAATTTCAGTCAAGGCGTATCCATCCGGCGTATCAGGAACGAAACCGTCTGAACCGCCGATCGTTATTCCGTCCCAATCGACAGGATTAATAACGGTTCCACCAAGATGTGTATACGTCGGATCGCTCCACCGATTGTATTCCATTGTCTCAGGCCAAGAAGCCGGATAGTCATGAAATTCGTCGGTAGAAGAACCATCCTCTTTCGTTCTTTGAACACGACCCCTTGTGAGAGGAACATCGATAAACAAAGTCGTAGCAGGAGGTTCTTCATCGTGGCAATGCACCTGGATCTTCGCGTTGTCAATGACAACCTCAAATGTATTAGCCAAAGCTCACCCCATAGAATCCAGCGTGGAAGGTCACTTGACACAAGGGATCCTTGCCACTCGAATCGATGACTTGAGTCATCAACGACAACGACGCATTGTTCCTTGCAACCAATTTGAATGTGGTACTTTCCCACCCAACATCGAGTTGAGCACGATACCAAACATTGGTTTCCAGAATGTAGCTATTTGTAGGAGAAACAGTCGGAGGTTCATAAACAGACAGGATCGGATTTCCATCGACATCCAATTCGAGTCGAATAAGAGCCGGTCCACCGTCTTCAGAATCCTCATACGACATGATGTCTACTACATCGCCACCAGAAGCAGGATCGTATGTGATTTCCTTCAATTCGAAATCGACATACGACGTATGTGCTGCTCGCATAGGTGAACTTGCGTCGTTGATCAACAATTCAGTACTGCCTTGAGTTTCTTGATCGACTGGTCTCAAGTACAGACCCTGATCCGTGCCGTTCAGCATTACGACAGATGCTTCGTATACCCGAACTTCCGGAGTTGTGTTTGTGTTGTTGTTAGTAACACCAACAACATTCAAATATGCCCCAGCCTCAAGAGCTTCGATAACGTCCGCGATCGTCGTGTCGACCCATGCATTCATAGCTAACGGCACAACGTAATCAACGGGATTACCGTCGACATCAGACAATGCGAAGCCCATTCCTTCATCTTCTCCATCAGAGAAACCACCAATGTTGATGTCTCCTGTGGCATCAGTGGAAATATGAACTTGCGCATCTGCGTCTAGGTTGTCTGGATCATCCGGATTCACACCGCCAGTGATGGACATGCGAATATGGAGTTCTAGAGTGCAACCTTCAACATAACCTACCAGCGGTGGGAGCGCGACGGTGTAACCCAGGTCGCCATCAGCCGAAGTGATGTAGGTCGCGTCGTCGCCATCAGCGAGAATATCGCCGGTGCCGACCTCTGATGCAGCCGAATCATTGGCGGCATATGCTCCCACCGCTGGAAGCACTGTGATGTCCAAACCGTTGTTGATCAGACCGTTGTCTGTGATTTGAGTGTCGAGAATTGCGTCAACCACTACGTCATCGACAACAACCTGTCCCGGAATGAAGCTCTCAAAATCTTCAATAAGCTTTGCGCAACCAAGATCAGGATCTGTTGATCCTCCACCACCGCCTCCTCCTGGAGGAAGTCCCAGTCCCGAAAGTTCCCAACACTTGGGGAGATCTCCCGCATAAAGACGAGCTTCGAGAGCGGAAAGATCTCCTTCTCGAGAGTCATATGTGAAATATGAATCTCTTCCACAAGCAGGCGTTGTTGTAATAACGAACGATCGAAGATCTGGTGTGGTGTTGTCTGAAATCGTTTGATAACTACGTGCAGAAGGCTGAACAAGACAATTGTAAGCGATGTGAATCTTATAGCCAACCGACTGACCAGAGTCACTACCAATTTCAGTACGCCAAGCCATGTGGAACTTGTCCCGCTTGTTGAAGTGTGTTTTCAAACCGTTTTGGATGCTCTTAACTCCCTCGCAAGCTTCAAATTCACGAGGAGTAGAAAGTGCCTGAACCGTCCCTTGAAAGTCCTCGGCAAGTACACGATCCATGTACTTGATACCGTCGAAGAAGTAGTGTTCGGATTCCCCGCCTGAAGGATCTATAGATACTGAAACCAATCCATTCCACGGAACGCCTGTCGAACCATCGATCGGAAAGAAGATGGCCTTAGAGACACCGGTTTCGTAGTAACGAGTCCCTACTTCGTCCCAAACCAACATGATGCCTCCTCTCAGCCCTTGGAACCCAACTCAGCGCGCCGCTGAGCATTGATACGTGCGATGTCCATCTGACGATTGCGACGACTCTGAGGCGTCGGCTTGTTATCTTGCTTAACACTGAAGACCTGAATCAGTGTTAAAAGTCTGCTGAGATTCCAGTATTGCGATTCCCAATTGATGTTGAAACTGCTCATCCAGAAGTAGATAAGTTCGGCTGTAATTGTTTCTCCACTTCGAGCTTGGGGCTGATTACTGAACCATGTAGCTGTGTGTTTCGTCTCGAGATAGTCCGAAATTTGAGTTTGTTGCTCCTCAGTTAGTTTGTAGAGAATCTCCGGAGTCACATCAGGAGTCAAACACATACACATGAGGTAGTCAATGTTCATTTCTTCTGTCTTGTCTTGCGTTGACAAAAGGGGAATTTTCCATTTCTCTTCCCATTTTGACAGAGAAGCCAGAGAATGCTCTAGCTCAATGTCGATAGTCTCAACGACGATTCGATTTGTCTCTTCGTTGAACTTTTCCGACAGAATTACCTTGAGTTTGAGCATTCTCTGGCCTCCCTTCTAGCTGTCAGTACTTGAACGTCCAGGTGTCGTCGCCGACAATGTTGTTGCCGGACGTAGCAACCGCCGTGACGGTAGCCGTCTGACCAGCGGTCAGAGCAGGCTGAGCACCAGGTGCCTTGTTGACACCGTTGATCTTCCACTGAACACCAGTGACCGTCGGCAGAGTGACCACGTGGGTCGACCCGTCGTATGTCGGCTGGTTGGTCTCCTCGACCAAGTCGACATCGGTCAGACCGGTGCCGCCCATGGCCGCAAGAACCTCGTCGGGGGTGGGCATACGCGGATCGTCCACGTCGGTGCCCTGGACGATGTCCAG